CATTCATCTTGTTTTCCAAATGCTCTACTCATTCCTACATCAATTCTCCATAATCTTTTATTATAAATTCCATTTAAATATTTATTATCCATAAATTGTGGTGTGTGAGCAACTACCATACCTTTTATGGGTTGTATTGATTTATTTTTTTTATTTACTTCACTCATTAATCTATTAAAATTTTCTTCTGTATTTTCATCTTCGCCTTCTTCTTCTGAAAATACGCGACACCAAAATGGACTCATATCATCATCATCTCTAAATATTTCATCAAATATTTTAGATTCAGTTTCATTATCCTGTTTTAATAACCATTTTGAAACAACTTGATTTATTTCAGGAATTGAATATTTTTTTGCTAAATCAATACTCATACCTCCATGAACAAATAAATATGATCCTATTAAAATTATACTTTTCTTTTTAATAGAATAAATCTTCGCAATATTCCCTCCACGTTCAAATGCTTTAGTCCTATGCCAATATCCCATAGGATATCCGTCTTTAGTATATTTACCAGTTCTTTGATCAGGTGGAACAAATTCTAAAAATTCTTTTGCTGATACATATCTAAAATCTTTATCAATATTCATTAATTCATGATTTCCTAATAATCCTAAAACTCTTCCACCATTTTTTTTTGCTTCTTCATCTAATCTTAAAAATAAATTAAAAATTACTTGATTATTTCCTTCATCTTCAAAAACATCATCAAAATTCTTTACACAATTATTCTCTGCCCAGTCAGCACGACATCGATCTATTTGATCACCTAATTGTATTACCCACGTGCTTCCTCCACACCAATGAACATTATTTACATCATTCATTTTAGAATTCTGAGGTATAACTTCGGCTAGTTTTAAAACCTTAAATGCAGCAATTAAATCTCCATGAAGATCTCCAATTGCTACTAATCTTTTGACAGAAGGATACATACCAATAATATCATATTTTTGATTATTGATATTTTGCTGATTAATTCTTTGTGCTTCTTGAGAAATCTGATTTTGTTGATGAACATTGTGAGCATTTTTAACTTCATTATTAGTAATAGGTTGAGATAATCTTCTTTGTCTATTATCATATTCAGGTTTAGGAGGACCAGAACTCTTAGAATAATTTAGTTGATTTTTTTGAAGATTACCATTAATTGAATTTCTTCTTTGACCATAATTTTTAAGTTTTGATTCTAACCATTTTTTTATAATTTGTAATAATTGATTTCTTTTATAAAGATTTATTTTATTAGGATCAACTAATTTATATTTTAAACATAATCCTTTAAGTTCATTATCACTTAGTTTATCAAAATCAATATTATTTAACTTCATAAATTATCAGTGATTAAAATAATAATATTTAAACATACTTAAAATATTACTATTAAATGTGTGGAATTATTGGAATAATTTCATTAACTAAAGATAATATTATTAATGATTTGACAGAATCATTATATCATTTACAACATAGAGGTCAAGATTCATATGGTTTTTCATTAATTAATAATAATAAAATAATTATTCATAAAGATAAAGGTTTGATAAAAAATGATTTAAATAACAATAATTCTTCATTAGGTATAGGACATACAAGATATCCTACTAAAGGTAGTAATACGATAAATGAAGCACAACCATTATATTTTTCAGGTAAAAAACATAATATATCAATAGTTCATAATGGTCAAATTTGGTTAAATGATAGATTATTAAAATATTTAGAAAGTAATAATATTCCTATAAATAATGATATCACATCTGATAGTGTAATTATTTTATCAATATTAGGTTATCATTTAAATAAGCATGAAACTATTAATAATGATATTATTAAAGATATTGTTTTAAAATTATATAGTATTTTAGAAGGATCATTTAATATCATTTGTTTAATAGAAAATTTTGGTTTAATATGTTTTAAAGATCAATATAGTATTCGTCCATTAATTTTAGGTAAAAAAGAAAATAATTATTTAATATCTTCAGAATCTATTTCATTATCAAGTTTAGATTATGATATTCTAACAGATATTTATAATAATGAAATTTATATATTTAATGATAAAATAAATCATATTAAACTTGAATTAGATTTTAAAATAAAACCATGTATATTTGAATGGGTTTATTTAGCAAGAGAAGAAACTATCATGTATGATGTAAATGTTTATGAAGCAAGGTTTAAAATGGGTGAATATTTAGCAGAGAAAATAGAGAAATTTATACCAAAAGATTTATTAAAAGAAATAGATTATATTGTACCTATTCCAGATACAAGCAAACCTTGTGCTTTATCAATCTCAAAGATTCTAAAAATACCTTATTCAGAAAGTATAACAAAAAATCGTTATGTAAATAGAACATTTATAATGGATTCACAAGATGAAAGGAGGAAAAATATTAAAAGGAAATTAAATGTAGTAGAGCATTTAATCAAAGATAAAAATTTAATGATAGTAGATGATTCAATAGTTAGAGGTAATACAATTAAACATATAATAGATTTATTAAAAAAATATAATGTAGGTAAAATAATAGTAATATCATCATGTCCTGAAATAATAAATGAAAATATTTATGGTATAGATATACCAAATAAAGAATCATTAATTTGTTATAATTCAGATATATATAAGAAATTAGATATAGATTTTATAATATTTCAAGATTTAGAAGATTTAAAAAATTCGGTTAGATATTTTAATAATAAATTAAATGATTTTGAAGATAGTATATTTATTAAATAAATATCTATTCTATTTAATAATGCAAACATGGATACCATATGCTTTTGCTGCTGCGATATTTATAGCAGTTAGAGATTTTATATCGAAAGATATTATTAAAAATTTTACATATACAGAATATATAATCATTGCAAATATAATTATTTTTATAGGAACAATAATTTATTTATTTATTACCAAAACAGATATAAGAAAAATAAAGACACCTAATTGGTCTGAATTAGGAATAATATTATTAAGATTATTCATAGTTTATATTATAGTAGATCCTTGTATATTTAATTCTTTAAAACTTTGTGATAATCCTGGATATGCAAAATCAATTATTAATTTAAATACTTTATTTTTATTAATCTTAGCATTAATATTTTATAAAATTGAATTTGATATGAAAAAGAGTTTAGGAGTTGTTATTGTATTATTTGGGACATATTTAATTTATTAAATTTTCTTTTTACTATTTTTCTTTTTACTATTTTTCTTTTTCTTTTTCTTTTTAGTAGATTTAGTTTTACCCTTTTGAGAGTATTTATTCAATAATTCTTCAAAAACTTTGTAAGCAATATCTATCTCTATTCTTTTTTTATGGTTAGGGTTTGTCATTAATTTAAAGAGATTAAAGAATTCACTTAGCATAACACTTTCATGTATAAGATCAATAAATCCAAATCTATAAAACAAAATGGGTACTAACAATCCAAAACTATAACAATCAAGAGTTTTAATAATATCATTATATTCTTTCATAAAGACATTAATATCAACTGTCTTATAATATTGAAAAAGATTTAATAAATATTCTTCTAAATCTAAATCAAAAAGAAAATTATACATTTCATCTAATACTTCAGTATGTTTTCTATAATTTAAAACACCATTTTCTTCGATCAATAGAATTTCATTATTAAATTCTTCTAATGTTTTAAAAGCAAAAATATATTCAGGAGGATACCACGTGTATATACGTGTTGTTCTAAATTCATTATTTGCTCTTTGTATAAAATGATCAGTATTACTGAATTTATTTGATAATCCAAAATCAATGAATTTAAAATTTTTATTTGATATTACAATATTATTTTCTTTAATATCTAAATGAGATATTTCATAATTATTTAAATCAACTAATCCTTTAAACATATCTTTCATTTTTTTCATTAATGATAAAAATTCTTTTTCTAATTCTTTAGTTGTATCTATATCTTTAAAATTATTTTCAAAATAGTCACCAAATGTTTCTCCTCCAAATTCACCTATTAACATAACACTATTAATATCAAATAATTCTTCTTTTTTAGATTCTATACCAGAATGAAGTTCATAGGTAGATTCATCTTTTAAACATTTTTTAATTTCTCTATCAATTTCTATACTTTCAGAATAACTAGGTGGTTTACACATATCATCATATATTAGTGCCCATTTCTTATAACCAGGTATTCTTTTAATTATATCATTAATATACTTTTCTCTATTACTATATTCTTCTGCTTTATCACCAAAAGCAATTTTAGATATTGTTTTTTTATTTCTTTTTTTATGTTTATTGTTTTTACATCTTATGTTAGGATTAATAATACAAGTTTTTGATCCAGTAGCAATTAATCTCCCTCCATAATAATTATCCATTATATATTATAATATATAAAAAATGGATGAATTTAAAGAATATATTTTAAAATGTAAAAATTTTAATGAAATATATGATATACGATGGAAATTACATTTAGGTAAAAAAGTTCAAAAAAAACATTATAAAAATATAAAATTAGGATTAATTAATGTCCCATGTGGTGGATACGGAGATGTTATAAAATGTATTAAAATTTATGAATATATTAAACGTTGGTATCCAGGAATAGATGTTACAATCTTATCAGCATCTCAACAAAAATTTAGAAATTTAGGAATAAAAACAAAAATAATAAATATTAAAAATAAAAATAATAATAATGAAGCAGAATGCTCTAAATTTAAAGATTTAAGAGTAGTTGGTAATAATAAATTTAATTGTTTTTTAGTAATTCCTGTAATAGCAGATCCATTTGAAATTAATGATTTTAATAAAATGATACCCTATGCAACTGATTGGAATACATTTACTATGAGCGAATATAATGATATTGATACTATTCCAACAGATTTCCCTATAGGTGTTGGAAATAAAAATTTAGGATTATTTTTTGATAAACCTATTCTTAAAAAACAAAAATTTATAAAGAATCCATACGCACTCGTTTATATTCAACCAAGTGAAGATGGATTATTACATAGTCGTTATTGTTTTTTATCTTTTTTAGAAATGATAATAAATAAAGATAAATATAAAAATCATAAAAAGTTTGAAGTAATTATACCTAATTGGATATCACAGGATATACTTTTTTATCAACCAGTTAAATCACAATTCTTAAAGATTACAAAAAAACAATACCAAAAAATAACTGTTATAACAAAAGAAGAAGAAAAAATATTAATTAATAATAAAGAAATTAAAGATAAAAATAAAAAAAATAATAGAAAAACTAATAAAATAAAAACAAAAAGAATAACAAAAAAAAATAATTCAAAAGAATTAATAATAAGAGGTGACATATTACCGCAACCTAGAGAAAAATTTATAGGATTAATCAAAGATAGTATTAAAGATATTTTATTAACAGGTGATGAAAGTTTAGTTGATACATTAAATTGTTGTCCTACTAAAACTATATGGTATCAGATTGCACCATGGAAACAAAATCTTGCTGAAAATCTTGCGATTGAAACAGGAAATAAAAATTATAAAACTTATAGAACAAGTTGCGGAAATATAAAAGGATATAAATTTAAAAATGATACTCAAAAATTAATTAAAGAAAATGACTTTAGAAAAAAAGGTCATGAAAGATTCGATTCAGCAATAATAGGATTATACGAAAATCATAATAATAAAGATATTCAAAAAATAATAGATATTATTGAACATTCTAGATATTTAGACACATTAAAAAAGAAAATTAAAAATATGTAATAATAATATATTATGGCAGAATTTAGGGATCCACTAGATAATACTTGTGAAGGTTGTAAATATAATAGACAGAATAATGAAGGTAATTGTAGTAGATATGTTAAATTTATAAATAACAAAAGAGTTCTATGTGGTAGAGATAATGATAATACATTAGGAAATAGTGATGACAGTAATTGTTTAATTAATATGTGTCCGGAACATTGTTTCTTATATGATGAATTATTAAATGATACAAGATATTTTGGTAATGCCTCTAATGTTTTTACTGATAATATAAGCACAGTTGAAGAATTATTTCAAGCAGATCAAAATGTAAAAAATAATTTTTTAAATGGTATAAGTGTATATGAAGATATTATAAATGATGGACCTTATAATCCTAATCATAATGTAACTTCTCTTATGGAAAAATTAAATGGAATTAATGGAATTACTGGAATTACTGGAATTAGTGAGATATGTATAAATGGATCAGGTTGTGATTCTAATGAAATAGATATAATTAATGATAATAGAACAGAATCAGGAACAGGAGTAATAGCATTTAAGTGTGGTGAAACAGTATATGAATATGGAAATCATAATTTACCAAATGTAGGAACAGATCCATTGGTTAATCAAACTAGTATATCACGTTTAGCAACTAATGATGGATCTATGTTCCAAGGAATTAAATGGGATTCACTTAGTTCTAAATATAGAGAAAGTGGTTTACAAGATGATTTAAATTTATTTCTAGATAATCCTGATAACTCCGATACTATTAATATTGTTAATGAACAAAATTTTACATCTAGTAATTTCATAGTTTATCATCAAAATGGTATAGATTTCTCTTCACTTCCTAGATTAACTGAATGGAAAGATATATCTAATGATAATAGTGAAACAGAATTATTAAGAATTTTAGAATTGTATAATTTAACTAAGAGTGATCTACCTAATATTTATGCATATTCAACAAAAAAAATGATTAGTTTACTTGAAGGTTTAGGTTTAATAATTAATTCATCTGATAGTAATTCAACTAATAGTTTAAGTAAATCTATGTTAGAAAATAAAATATGTTTTGATGCCATAACTGAATATGGTAACAGGAGAATGTTATTAATGGGAATAACTGATGAACAACCTGTTGATTTTAGAATAACTAAATTAGTCGATATATTCGGATTAACAAAAGATACTAGTACTAATAGAGAATTAGAACATAATTTAAATATTTTGCTAGATACTGATGATGGTGATGATGAATATATGGATAGAATAGGTAATTACAATTCTATAGAAGAATTAGGTAGAAATTTAGAAGATATTCAATATATTGAAAGAAAAATAAAGAAATTTTTAGGAACTAATACTGAAGAATTTGTATCAGTGTATGATTCGGCATATACATATGAAGAAATTTGCACAGGAGGTTTTAGTGAAAGACCTATGAAAATTTTAGGTAATTTAATGAATTTAGATATAGATCATGATGGAGATATAACTCAACAAGACCTATCAAATGAAAAAAGAGTATTTAGAATAATATTAAAATATATACCAAGTCTCATGAGAAAAGTTTTAGATATTTCAGAGAGACTAGAAATATTAAAATGTGATAGAGTTACAAAAAAAACACAAATCTATAAAGAAATTTATAAAGATTTATTTATTGATAGTAATGTATTAAAGTTTGAATTACCAGATTTAGGTATTAGTGATTTTTTTAAAGATTTTAATCATAATATTTATACCAAAATAATATTATTAATTTTCATAGGATTTATCATATCAAGAATTATTTCTTTATTTACTGTTAATGTTCAGGTTAAGACTTAATATGAACAACCTAATTCATTATAATATTCTTTTTTACTTATATTTTTAATTTCATTCATAGATAAATTATCTTTATATTTATTGTAGTTTTTAACAAAAATATAATTATATCTTATATCAGAATTATTTTCATTAGATAAATAAATGATACCATTATTTTTATATATTTTTTTTAACATTATATAATATATGAAAGATTGTTTAATATATATATTTATTATATTCATTATTAGTTTTTTTTTAAGTATGATTATTAAAACTGATATTAAAGAAGGTTTATCAAATGAAATACTAGAAAAAATGACATTAGATGATATTCAAAAAGATGTTGATCCAAGTTTAGCAGGTTCGATAGAATTACCTAATGATAATAAAACCGATACAAGTTTTATGATTCAAGAAGAAGATAAATTATTTAATTTAATGAAAAGAAATCGTAATTTCCAAGAATTAAAAAAACCTGATAAAACAAGTAATACTGTTAATTATGGTGATTTATTAGATGAAAGAATTTCAGATTATTCTCCTTATGAAACTATTTTACCTCCTATGAAATTTAAAAAACCTAATCTTATACAAGATTTTAGTAATCGTTCAGTAATTCAAAATAATATTAAAGTTGATTTATCTGAAAATTCTGAAAAAATTTATGGATTAGATGGATTAAACCCTGCTAATGATTGTCAAGGACGTTGGGAAGCATGGGATGAATCAAATTGTCCTGATTCAAGAGATAGATGTACTCTTAAATCAAGAGTTTATAAAGTATTAAAAGAAAAAGGTGAAGGAGGGAAAGATTGTGCATATCAAGGTGATTTAATAGAAGATGGAAATATAGAATATGATTATTGTTTCGGTTCTGGTCATAAAGATAGATGTGGATTAGATAGAAATTTATGTCAATGTGATTTAGATAATTTTGATGAAGAAGATTGTGATATAGATACTATGGATGAAGAATGTAGATGCCCTGCAGGTTATACATTATCAAATGAATCAGGAATATGTGTTTCAGGTTCTGGTATTGATGTAAATCCACCTCTTAATAATCTTACACAAGAAGAAGTTGATAGATTACGAATATTAATAAATTCTTCTGGTGTAGGAACTGGAGTAAATATACCTTCACAATCATCCTTTACAACACCTGGTTTTGGTGATAATTTGGGTATATTTTCAATGTTAAGATTAGCATATGCTGAAGGCGAATTAGAAGCAGTGAGAGAAATTCAATCTGAAATATCTGGAAGTGGATTAACTGAAGAACAAAGACAAAGAAATATTGATAGATAACAACTATTTTTAAATGACTTAATCGATTTAAGTAATTAAAATATTTAATTTATTATTTTAATATTTAAAAATTTGAATATATATTTATTTGTTAAAACAATATAAATATGGATTTGCTTGAAAAAAATAATATCAATAAGCAACACTTTTCTTTATTTATTCGTGATCTATCACAATGTCTAAATTCTAATCTAAAACATATTATTGAAGATACTATTAATGATGAAAAAGTAATTAAGAAAGTTGATACTAAAAAACAAGTTAAGAAAAAACCTGTTAAGAAAAAAGCAGATATTATTCGTGAACAACAAACTATTATTAGAAAGAAAAAAATAATTGATGATGATTTTAACAAAATCAAATTTATGATTGAAAGTATTGATTTAGATAATCCTTTTAAAATTTTTAATAATCTTAAATCTGAAGAAGGAATAACTAAATATAAATTTATTCTTTTAGAAAATTATTGGAATTCTAAATCAAAAAATAAATACATGAAATATATCATTACATTGTATTATGGTTTAAAAGATATTGAAAATAAAGAATATAAACCATTGATAGAAACTATCTGTAATAAACTAAGTGATTATGAAATTAAACTTTATATGATGAAAGAACTTGGTTATCTACTTCCACCTCTTAACTTTTGGGATAATGTTGAAAAGAGACTTGATTCATGGCAAAAAGATGTAATTAATTTTGTAAATAAGAAAGAATCTGTTTTAGTAAAAGCACCTACTAGTGCTGGTAAAACATTTATTGCTATGAGCACTGGTATTCTTTATAAAAAGATTATTTATGTTTGTCCTGCGAAACCAGTCGCTTATCAAGTTGGAAGTCATTTTATACTAATGGGATATAAAGTTCATTATCTTGTTGATGATCTTTGTTTACAATCATTTGATGCTAAAACAAACATATTTGTTGGTACTCCTAAATGTATTGAGGATAATCTATATAAAATAGGTAATCATTTTGATTATGCAGTATTTGATGAAATACATAATCTTGATAAAGATGATGGTAATATTTATGAAAATCTGATAAAACTTTTTAATTGTAATTTCTTAGCACTATCAGCAACTATTGGTAATATTGAATATCTTAAAGATATATTTCAAAAAATTAATCCTAATAAAACTATTCACTATGTAGAATACAATAAAAGATTTATTAATCATCAAAGATATATTTATCAAAATAATTCACTAAAAAAACTTCATCCTCTCTGTTCTACAGAACAATCTGATCTAAATAGTAGTTTTATAAAAAATTCTTTGTCGTTTACACCTAATGATTGTTCTACTCTTTGGGAATATATTGAAGAAAATATTGATGAAGATTTAATTGAAGGATTATCTCCAGATGAATATTTTAATGAAGATAAAATTCTAACACTCGATGATTGCTTACAATATGAAGAAATGTTAAAAAGATTTATTATTAATCTTGTTAATAAAGATGAACAAAAACAATTATTAGATCATTTTAAAGAAAATAATAATGAAAATAAAGATAATAATATTGTAGAATTTCTTAGAGAATGTAAAGATAATGATATGTTACCTATGATAGTATTTAATACTAGTGAAGAAACATGTAAAAATATCTTTTATCAAATCTATGAAAATCTACATACAACAGAATTAGAATATTATCCATTTCATTATGTGATTATGAATAAAAAAGGTGAATTATTTGATAAATATTTGGAAGATAGAGAAACATTTAAATCTAAAATTAAAATTAGTAAGAGTTCAACTGATCCTCGTAATGAAATAACTGAAAAAATGGAAAAGTATGATTTAAAAGCACAAGAAAAATATGTTAGTGATATGAATGAATTTTATGATTGGTGTATGAATACTATTAAAAATGATCGAGTTAAAAAAGAATTATGTTCTAAAACTTTTGTTTCAGAAGAAATAAATAATTCTGTTGATAAAAAGATAAAAAAGATTCAATTAAAAAATTTAGAAAAAGAAATAATCAAATTTAATGAATCTCCTGATTTTCATAAAATAGATATCTTTCAGAAACATGAAGATTTCTGTTTCACAATGAAAGAACCTATGTCAGGTGATACTATTAAAAGTATTCGTAGAGAAATTATGAAAACACTTGGTGTTAAAATTCCATATGAACATCCAATCTTTCAGATGTTGAAGAGAGGAGTAGGTTTGTATATTGAATCAATGCCTGATGAATATAAATGGATTTTGCAAAA